GTGGTGTGGGCAGGTATACAGGAATATAAGGAAGATTAGGCAATGGCATTAGCCTATCAAAACATCCTGCCCACGAAAATATTTATTCCTTGTCCCAAGGCAACCATTTGTAACCTGTTCTAAATCCCCAGCGAAAACTGGCAGCCTTGGTGCGAGTCATGCCATACTTGGCAGCAATGTCCAAGGTGTTGGCGTTGCGTACCCATTGTATTTCTGCTTCTGAATACTTGTAGGTATAGTTCCACTGCTTGTGGTTGTAACTGCCTGCTGGCACACCTAACTCACGACCGCCTTGATAGATGCCATCGCGTTTCATTTGTTTTAATTTTTCGCTTTGCGTGCCTTCTACCAAGTGGTCTGGGTTCACACACAGTTTGTTATGGCATGTGTGGTTCACATTGCTTTGCTTGGGCAAACGACCGTGATGTATCATGAATGCCAAACGGTGTGTGGTCATCATGCCGTGCTTGCGGCCACTGGGAGCCAACTTTCCATCTGCGTAGGTAAAGCCAATAAAGCCATAGCCAATGTTGCTGCGTACACCTGTCCATTCTGTACAACCAGATGGCATGTGTTGTTGACTACGCCAGAACAGGTTCAAGTTTACATAACGATCTACTACAAAATCTATTAATAATCTTTTGCCCATTGTGATATCCTTATCTGTATGTTATTATTTATGTACGCTAAATAAAAGTATATAGGAATAGAACTGAATGAGCAAGTATAGCATATCACCAAACGACACTTGGGTCTGGACTCTGGCACAACAAGATGATGTGTTTGATATCTTGGATCTGGTAGAACAAAATTATCAACATGAAATTGCAGGCATCCTGACTCCCAATAGACCCAGGATGTCTTATCATTTACAAAAAGCCATCCTTCAACAAACATTTGAACCACATCAAGGCTTACTCACTGTGGCCAAAGACAAGTCAACCATGCGACTCTTGGCCTGGAGTTGGTTGGAACGTGGCAAGTACACAGTCTATGCCAATGAAGAAATGGCAGTGGCAGAATTTGTACACGTGGATCTGAACTTGACGGCAAGAACCAGAATTACCCTGTGTGCTCAAATATTAGAAATGTGGATCAAATGGTGCACAGCACTACAGATACCTGTGTTGTGTAGCACAACCATACGTGATGATCAACAAACATTTATTAGGTTGCATGAACAACAGGGTTTCAGTGTTAGAGGTAGTTTTGCATACAAAAGAATTGTATAATTTAAAAGGAGATGTAAATGATAGAAGCGACAAATAAAAACTATGTCATTGAAGCAATGGGCCACGACAGCAAAAGCACCACCTCAGGTGGCATCATTATTCAACACAATGATCAAACTGAACTGGCACAGATAGTCAGCATTGGACCAGACATAGAAAAGAATTGTATTCCTGTGGGTACCAAGGTCATTGTGAACTGGGGTGCATGTATTCCAGTCAAGGTTGGCAACAAAAAAGTGTTTGTGATACACGCTGATCATATTTTAGGAATTGTCAACGATGACTAATTTAGAACTTGGTGGTTTTCGTTTGACCATAGATCCAGACTATCCAGACAAGATAGAAATTGAAGTAATAGAAAATGGAGTTGGTGTTGAAGGTGGTCAATTTGATTATCAAGCATTCATTGACCACGTTAGAAAATTTTACGACGCTAACTTTTAAGACTGTCTTTGAGTTCCAAGATCAAGCGTTCAATGCGGTCCAAGCGTTGATCCACTTGGTCCATTTTTTCTTCCAACTTGCGGTAACGATAATCGCACTCTTTGATGTGATCATCCAAGTCTTGAAAGATTGGAGCTATGTTGCTCATTCTAGTGTGCTACGTAGCATCCAAATACTTTTCTCTAGGTCAAGTGCTTGGTCTTGTGCGTAGTTACTGATTTCTTCTAGGTTTTCTGCTGATGCTATCACAATCAAATCTTTGAAGTCATCCAGTAGATGTTCTAGATCCATCATCACTGCTTCTAACAATTCATCTGCGGTGCCTTCAATTGGATCTGTGGGTATTGTGGCATTGTTGATAATGTCCAAAAGATTGTTGGGCATAAACTCTTGCTGGGTGCGTAGGATCTCACCTATCTTGTCAATCTCTGCTTGACGGCGTTCATACACACCACCCAACATTTTATGGTCACTGCGAAAGGTGCGACCTGTGACGTTGGCATGTGCCGCATGGCTTCTGTAATAGGCCACAAAGTTGTTGTTGAATACTAATGTTAATTGTTCTACTGTTGTCATGTTTATGTACCTACGCCTTTATAACGCTTGCTTAGTTCTTTTACTCTGCCCAAAAAGTTCATTGCATTAGGTGGTTGTGTCATCACGTTTACAGATTGACCTGTGGCTATCTGTTGTAATGCAGCCGCTCCGCCATAGATGTCTATGGTTCTTTGATCACCAGACTGCAACAGGTTAGTGGCTTCTTGTGGTGTTAGGGGTGCTGGTGTTGGTGCGTTGAGTTGTGCCTGTTTGGCCGCTTGCATCATTTGGTTGACTTGTCCTGATGCTGTGTTTTGTCCAACCTGTGCTTGTTCTAAGTATGGACTGGCTTCATAGATGTCATAGGCCAAGCCCACTGGCCCTGCCACACGACCTGCGGTCACTGCTATAGGTTTCAATATTTTGCCTGCTTGTGCCAGTTTGCTTGGAACTGCACCAATATATTGTTCAACCAGACCTTTGGTGGCTGGATTGTTTAAGAATTGTTTGCCTTCTTCAGTTGTGGTAAGCCAAGTCTTTACACCTTGATTACCACCACCTGTTCTAAATATTTCACTGATCTTGGCTTCAACACCAGGTGCGGCTTGAGCAATGGCTTGACGCATGGGATGGTAAGCGTTGCTTAGATCCTTGACATCAGCAAATTGACTGGCAATTTTGCTGCCAGCACTGATACTTTCTTTGGCAGCACCATAAGCATTGTACAGGCCTTTGGCACCTTCAGTGGTGGCATATGGAGGTGGCACAATACCACCAGTGACCATGGGTGTCATCACATCCACTGCAGCCTTGAGAGGCTCACGCATGTAGGTTTGGAATGTTTGTGGTATGGCTTTTTTGAGTGGTGCTGTTACTTTTTGTACTGCTTCAGGGCTGTAACCTGATTCAATACCATAGGCCAGGCTGGCCGCTGGCGTGGCGATCATGGTGGCCGCTTCTGTAGCAGAATATTCTTTGGCAGGCTTTTGATCACCTGATGGTGCGGCCTGTATCTTTTCTAAAACAGCAGGATCAGACACATACTCATCCTTTTTGACCTCAACTGGTTTAGATAACTTGTCAAGTAAGGCAGGATCCTGAATGTAATCACTCATTACTTTTTCTTCCAACCAATACCATCATAGGTGTAAGTCACGCCATCAACCTTTTTGGTATCTTCAATTTCCATTGCCGTACTTGGATATTTAGGTGCTTGGCCTGTGGCTTCCAACTGACGATTGACCATGCGTCTCACGCTGTTCTTGAATATGGTTGCATTGCGACGATATTCTGCTTCACTGATGCCAGGATCTTGCAATGCAGATATGGCCGCTGTGGCTGCCGCACCTTCACGTTCTGTGATTGAACCACCGCCTTTGAGACTTTCAAATGCTTGTAAGAATTGTTTGCCTTCAAGTTCTTTGATCTTGGCCTTGGCATCTCTGGCATTTGTGCCAGGTGGACTGTAGATGCCTGTGAGTATGTTTGGCACACCAACCACATCTGTAAAGCCCTTGTGATTGAGCACATCATCCACAGTTTTGATAACTGCATCACCACTGCTAGTAATTTTAGGTAGGTTAACTTTGATTTTGGCCACTTCTTCGCTGAGAACTTTTTGTTCAGTGTCCCAGGCTTCTTTGTAGGCATTGTATTGAGCAATGCTTTCACCAGGCATTGGTGGACGCAATGGTGTTGAACCAGGTATACCAGGTGTTGGACTTGGCTGTGCTTGTGCTGGTGCTTGACCTGGCTGTGCTTGTGCTTGTGCTGGTGCTTGACCTGGAACTGCAGGACCTTGTGGTCTTGCTTGACCTGGAGCAAATTGAACATTTGCTCCATAAGGTTGTGCAGGTGCGGCTTGACCTTGTGGACTTGCCACAGCAGTACCGCCTTGTTGAATTTGTTGAACTGATCCTGGTTGTTGTGCAACTGGTCCAGTTGGTACAGCACCTGTTGGAGCACCGCTAGGAGGTAAAGGTTGTGGTGTGACTCCTGTTTCTGCACCTGCTTTACCACGCACAGTTTGTCCACTGACCTGGAAGGCTTTTTCACCTGCCACAGGTACTTCTGTGCCAATACCATATTCAAATAGATTGGCTGTGGGTCCTGAATAAACTTGACCTGAGTTGCTGACAAATCTTGGACCTGCTGGTGTAGTTTGATAACTGTAAAGTTCACCAGTGCTACGATCTTTGTAAACCTTGGCTGTGCTGGTAACACTTTTGGTAGCCATGGCAGTGATTAGATCTTTTTCGCTGAGTTCACCTTCAGCATTGTAACCTCTAATGGGAGCACCTTGACCATTGAATTTGACCCAGGCAGGAGTGCCATTGACCATGGTTTGTGCCCACATGTCGCCAGCACCAAGTTTTTGTTGTTCTGCTTGTGCTAGATCATTTAGACCCAGGCGTTTGAACAAGTAAGCCTTTAGGTAACTGCCTTCTTCTGATTCATCTCTTAAAGCACGTTGCATACCAGCACCGCCATTCATGATCAGGTCAGCCGCTCTCTTTTCTGCCTTTTGTTCCATGCGATTGCGTTCAAGCACAGCGGCATGTTCATCAGCAGCAGCCCGTTTAGTGGCTTTGTCAACCAAGTGATCACCAGCATAGGTAACTTGACCTAGTGCGTTGACATCTTTGGAATTCAATGTCAAATGATAGATAGCCTGTTCAGTAGGAGTCATACCAACGTCACTGGTTGGTACACCAGCAATCAAAGGCTCAAAACGTTTTTTAGTTTCTTCACTGCCTTTGAATACTTTTTCCAGGTATGTTTTGGTTTCTGCTGGAATGTAATCTTTCCATGTGCCACCCTGTTGCGAGGCAACCAACATGGCTTTTTCAATAGTGCCAGGACCAGCATTGTAAGCAGCGGCTGCCTTTTCAGGATCACCAAACTTGTTGTACATGCCTTCAAAATATCTTTGACCAAAATTGGCATTGCCTTCTGGTGTGGCCAATTCAGCAGGTGTAGCAGGTTTGATACCATATCCAGGTTGTGCCGCTGTGGCAGGCATGATCTGGGCAATGCCCATGGCACCTTTGGGACTGGTCACAATGCTGCCATCTGGATTGAATTGTCGTCCACCTGATTCAACTTGCAACATGCGACCAAATGTTTCTGGTGTTTGAGTACCTTGGGCCACAGGAGTTTGTGCGGCTGCTTGTAGCATGGCCTGTTGTTGTTCTTGTTGACGCTGTTGCATCATGGCCTGTTGACGCTGTTGCATCATGCGTGGATCAGGTTGTGGAGCCACTGGCATGGCTGGAGCATATTGAGCCATTGGGCCTTGACTGTTTGACAGATCAATGTACTGTTGTGGTGGTGGTTGAGTCACAAACTGCATGGGATTTTGAACTTCAGGTGCTGCCAATGCTTCTGCTTTGTTTTTGTCTAGTACTTGTTTTTGTGTTACTGTGGTTTTACCTGTTTCGTCAGTGCTGATAGTTGTGGTCTGTGGTGTTGTGTTGCCAGATTCATTGAAAGGCATACCTGTACGATTGGTAAAATAGTCCGCCATTAGATCTCCTGTGCTTTCAGGATTGTTTCTAAATTGGTTGGCTATGAAGGATCTTGCTAATGACATGTTGTTTCCTTAAATTTGGATGCCTTTGGTAGAACCACTGGTTGTTCCGCTGGTGCCAACCAAGCCAGTGAAATTTGGACTTGCTTGTGGCATACCAGCAAACATTTGAGTGATACCGCCGTATTTGGCCAACAAGTCCATTGGAGCATTGGCAGCAGCGATGCCTTGTTGTGCACCTTGCAAACCAAGTTGTCCACCTGATATGCCAGCACCTGTGAGTGCTTGACCTGCTTGTAGTTGTTGATTGGTAATATTGTTCAGCACCTGGGCGGCTGCTTGTTGCTGTTGCATTTGATTTAGACCAGCCAATTGTTGTCCAGCCAAGGCCTGACGTGCTGATCCAATCTGTCCTGCACCACCAAAGCCTGCACCTTGTGCGGCTAGGTTTTGTTGATATTGTTGTTGTGCAGGAAACAAGGCTGCTTGCATTTGTGCTTGTTGATAAGCAGGACTTGAAATGTTGCTTAAGGCATTGATGCCTGTGGCATACGCACCAGCACCGCCCTGTCCCATGTTTTGACTGATAGCATTGCCAGTCTGGGCAAGATTGGTTGCGGCCTGATTTACACCACCTAAACTGGCATTGTACATCTCAGGCAAACTCTGTGTTATGCCAGCAATATTGTTCATTATACCTGTGCCTGTTGCGGCACGGTTGGATTCATATTGTTTTTGTACGTCTGTTGGTATGGGCATTGATGATGTACTGCCGCTTTGCTTACCATAACTCATAATTCTTGTCCTTAATCTATTATGTATTTAACTTATTTTTAATTGCTATCAAAACCAATCGCCACCAAAGTCCATGTCAAAGTCAAAACTTGGAGTTTCAAAACCACCAAAGTCTAAATCCCAGTTGGGTTGATCAAAACTAAAACTGTCTCCCCAATCCATTTGACTGGTGTCTAAACTGAAATCAGGTGTGTTGAATTCTTGTACACCACCCCAGTTGTCCCAGTTGCTGGTTGGTTCAGTGTCATAGAAACCACCGTAATCTTGGCCACCTGTGTATTCGCTACCACCTTGGTCGTAGCCATATGAATCATCATATCCGTATTGATCATTTATATTGCCACCATCTGGTGTTGGTCCATATAATCCACCTGCTGAATCATCATATGTGTAGTCTGGAGCAGAATCGCCAAACAATCCGCCCATGGCACCAGTGCCATAACCAACACCTTTTTGTATGGCACCACCAACACCTTTTTGTACGGCACCATCAATGGCTCTGTTGGCTGCACCTGTGCCAGCACCAACGGCTCTGTTTATTAACGAATTACCTGGTGCGGCTGGTCTTTGTTGTGGTCTTTGTTGCGGTGGACGTTGCGGAGCACGTGGCTGCATTGGAGCACGTTGTTGCGGTTGTTGTACGGGTTGTTGTGGTGTTTGATATTGTGGTGCTGGTATTAATGGTTCATCTCTAAATGTTCTTTTTGGTCCTTCGTACATGATGGCTTGCGGACCAGAACTTGGAGCATTAAAAGTAGGTTGTGCTATGTTTTGTTGTGCCTGACCAAACATAGTATCAAGATCACCGCCAATAGAACCAAAATTGGGAGTGTTCATCTGTGGCATGGTAAAGTCGCCGCTGGGCATACTAGGATTAGATCCAGGCATACCACCTGTGTTTTGTTGACCTTGTTGACCGCCAAACAGGGATTGGTAATTGTTACCAAACAACACGGTCATCAGATCACCGCCGCCTCCTTGACCTCCGCCTGATCCACCTAATTTGCCTTGGCTCATTTACATCATTCCTGGTGGCATCTGTGGCATCTGTGGCATCTGTGGCATCTGTGGCATCTGTGGCATCTGTGCCATCTGATTCATTTGTGGTGATGCCATTGGCATAACAGTTTGTGGATTTACAGGAGCAATGGCTCCAGGACTAATTAATTTACCAAGATTGCTTGTGGTTGATCCCATGACAGGAGCCGCTGATGCACCCATGGCATAGCCAGGATTTATACCAGGCGTTGCCAATTTGGTTGGCGTGACAGTTGATCCAGGCATGCTGAGAGGACTTGGTGTTCCACCTCCGCCACTGGATTTGTTAGATAACATACTGCCTAACAATGCACCAACACCACCAACCAAGGCCAGGCCGCCCAAGGTGCCCAATATGTCACCAAAGCCTCCGCCTCCACCACCGCCTCCACCACCAAACAGGCCGCCTAATAGGCCACCACCACCGCGAGTTTGTTGTCTTGGTGGTTGTCCTGGTTGTTGTGGTTGTTGTGGTTGTCCATAACCACGTGTTTGTTGTTGACCTTGATTTGGTTCATAGCCCATTTCTTGATATGTTGGACCGTATTCTTGGTCGTAACCCATTTCTTGATAGGTTGGGCCCATTTCTTGATAGTTTGGATCATAACCCATGTCTTGATAGGTTGGGCCCATTTCTTGATAGTTTGGATCATAACCCATGTCTTGATAGGTTGGACCTTGAAAATCATAATTGTCGTAATTATACGCAGGCGTTTGATCTCCCCAACTGAATTCATCTCCCCAGTTGCTGTCATAGTTGCCGCTGTCCCAGCCTCCAAAATAATCGTACGTTTCATCCATTGTCTTTATCTTTCAATATATCTATATTTACCCATTTACAGCCAAGCAGGTTTGGTAGGCCATGTCACATGTGGCCAGGTTGCTTGTTGAGGCAAATCCAACAAGGCTTGTCTGTATTGTTTTAATTCTTCACGTTGAGCCTGTGTAAGTGCTTCATATCTAATGGGATTAACGGCATCCACATGTTCTTGTAATAATTTGTTTCTCAGTGCTGTGCTGGCCACTTTTAGGCTGTCCAAACCTCCTGCAAAGTTTGGCAAAGGAATATCAAATTGACTTGTATCAATAATGTCCATATTATCTCTTAAAGTTTGTGGCACTAATAGTGGCTGTGGTATATGATATGTTGGGCACAGTTACATTGGCAGGAAAACTTGTGGCTCCTGTGTATGTGCCTATTAACCATTTATAAGTTATTGTTTGTGGTTCTCCATTGCTGGTAAAATTGTCCAAGGTACCTGCAGACACCAATCTATATGGTAATAAAGTTTCTGTGGCCTGTACAGTAGCGTTGGCAGCAAATAATTGTGCGGCTGGAGTTGTGGCAAAACTTGAACTCAAACCAACCACAGCGTTGCCAGGACCATATCTAAATAATTGTGCATACATTTGAGTAACGTAATTGACATTGGCTCGCACAAAGGCAAATACGTCAACTACACCGTTGATCACAATACTCACATTGGCAGTATTAATGTCTACGTTAAGTCCTTTTGGTATGGTTAATCCTGTGCTGTAATATGCATATGGAGAACTGTTACCAGCAAATGAGACTGTGGGATTGGTGGCTGATGCTCCTGCGGTATCAGATATAGCATTGCTTAATGTTACAGCATTGGCCGTAATAGTTGTGGTATTAACTGTGTTGGTGTTTAAACTGCCAGCTGTGATCAAACCAGAAACCAACAAGTTTCCGCCAATCACAGCGTTGTTGCCCACAGTTAAATTGTTGGCAATCACAGCATTGTTGCCCACTCCAAGACTGTTGCCAATCACAGCATTGTCACCCACGCTGAGGCCACTGCCAATGATGGCATTGGTGCCTACACTGAGTCCTTGTCCAATAAAGGCATTGGAACCAATGCTCAAACTGTTGCCCACTACTGCATTGTTGCCCACTGTCAAGTTGTTGCCAATACTCATTGTGCCAGCAAAGCGAGCACTACCTGTGTTGGCCTGCATCCAATAACCAGGACTGTTAGGATCACCAATGACGCCAACATCTGCTCTGATGTCTTTGGCAATGACCAAGTTGGCTGACAACAGGTCTGCTGTGATAACACCAAGACCAATGTTGTCTGTTTGAATAGTTTGTGTGGCAATGCCCACGTTGGTCACAGCACCAGGATTGATAGTGGTTGTGGTTACCAGGCTGTTGGCAAGGTTTTGCAACAAAATGGCTGTGTTATCTATAACAGGACTGTAACGCACACTGGGTGCTGTGGCATTGGCACTAAAGAAAATCTGTCCACCACCCACTGTGGTAAAATATAAACCTTTGGTTGTGCCAAATCCACCTGTTACTCTAGACCAAACATAGTCAGTGGGATTGTTACTGATAGTTCCTTCTTGAGTGTTGTTGACACCATAATAATTTGCATTGGTACTATTACTGCTAAATCCTGAACTGCCAGTGGCATTGTTGGCATATTTGACGTTGACATAGTTATAGATATAACTCAATGTGCCAGAATTGCGACTGGACAGTTGTCCTGTGACAGTATTGGCAGTGACCACATTGGCACTGGTAATGGCCACATTGGCAATGTTGGCCACAATGTTGGCATCAAATGTACCAAGATTACTCAACACATAGTTAAGGCTGGATATGATATCGCCCTGTGGCGTGTTGACGTCTAATGCAAAGTTTGACATTAACGAGTGTCCTGTACCACTGTGACTTGCCAATTGGCAGCACTCAACTGCCATGAGTCTGTTGAACTGGTTGTACCAACTTTCATTGTGATCACACGGAATTCATTTTGATCAATCTGCACCCAAGGATCATTGGTGTCAATGGGCATGGTCTCTACAGGTTTGAATGTGGGTGTGGAATCCACGCTGTTGGCACCACCAATGGTGATGTCTACGTTGCCTGTGCCATAAATTTCTGGCAACATACGATGTACCAACACACTGGCACTATAAGGTTGACCATAACTGATGTTGTTGCGTTGGAACAGGCTGGTGATGGCATTGCCTAAAAAACTGGTACCCGTATCTTTCTGTACCAGATGTGCGTTGCCCACGCTGTCAGTGGCGTAGGTTGAATAGATCACAGTACGTGTGGCCAGATTGGGCACGTTGGCCACAAAGGTTGGTGCTTCTGTGGCCTGTGTGGCCAAGCTAACACTACGTGGTGGTTGCCATACATCCAAGTCATAACGATAACTCAGCATTTGATTGCAACGTCCAGTTGATGTTAGATCTGGATAGTATATTTCAATCTGATACTTGCTTGAGTTGTGCACCATAAAAATTTGATTTGTATAACTACTGTTTAAATTGTTATAGAAATATTCTTTTACACGTTGATTACCAATGGCTTTGAAGTTGCCGCCATCAAACTGCCATATGTCTCTGGCGTCTAGACCAAACACAGTATTGTCCACAGTGACCCAGCAATTTTCATTCAGCATGCCACGGCCTTGATTTACCAACTTAATACCAAACACAGGTGCTGTGCTACTTTGGTAAGCAATAGGGCTCATTACACAAGTGTCCCAATAACTGCAGATATAGAAGTTACCATTCAGTGGGAAGCCATCTGTGATAGGACCACGCACAGGCATTTCAACCTGGTTGGCCACGTTGTTCTGTGTGGGTGCCCAAGTGGTTGGTCCTGAATTGATACCAAAGTTTTGACTCCAACGCACACTGGTTGGCAAGTATTGTGTGGTGCCACCGCTGGGTACCACGTTGGCATTGATTTCGCCTGTTAGGTTGCCAGCAACCAACAATGATCCTAAATTAGGACTGTTGTACACACGAACAAATCCGCAGGTCAAACTTGAATATAATGGAACCACATTGCCAGCAATGTCAAAGCCCACATCATAGTTCCAGTCATAGTTGTCTGGTGGATTGTCATACAACCTAATGTAGTCATACACACCTGGTTCATAATACATGGGTGGATTGATTTGATCGTTCAAGAATACCACGCTGCCATTCCAACTGGCAGTGATCACTGTGTCCACGCTGTAGCCTGTGAATGTGCCGTATGGGGGAGTAATATCTGTATAACCACTGGTGTTGACAGCATACCAACGACCCTGTACTGTGGCCACAATAAACCAATATACACCATTGATGTCAAAACCTGATGTGACAAAAATCACATTGCCTGGAATGCCTGCTAAAATGTATTGATCGCCTGCTACACTTTTGATACTGCGTACATCAGTTTCCACATTGCCACCAAAATTGTATTCATTGGCTTGTAGACTGCTGCTTGGCACGTCTGGTGTGAAACTCATATTGGTAAACGGCGTTTTAACTTGTTGCATTGGCATTGTGCTGTGTTCCTTAAATTAGTCGTTCTATTGTGACACCACCAAACGGACTACCTGCACCTCCAGCAATGCTTGTTTTCACATAGGTAATACGATATACCACACCATTGGTCTGATCTGATACTATGGCTACCAAGTTATCGCCCAGGCTGTCTAGACCAGCATTGGTTGGAGTAATGCTTTGGAATCCTGACATGGTGTTTCCAACCACATTGCGAACAGTTTGTGTGCCACCAATAATTTCTGTGGTAGTGGCACTATAGGTTATTGAACCTGACACAGGTCCAATCTGGGCTATGTTGCTGTTGGTCAAAGTGGCTTGTAAACCTAGGCCAGATACTGTAACGCTAGTGCCAAATCCTGCGGCATACGCAGTATTGCCTTTGTTGACAACACCTGCAAGTGTGCCTGTAATGTTTGTGGTGCCTGTAAAGTTTGTGGTGCCTGTGAAAGTTGTGGTGCTGGCAATGTTGGCAAATCTACTGTTTACAAACAATGTTGATCCATAACCTGAAGTGCCATTGCCTAAAAATACATTACCATTGGTTTGAATTGTGGTATTCTGATCTTCGTTTAACAGGGCCCAACGTCCAGTGATTGGATTGTTTGCACTTCCCACTGTGCCTGTACCAGCCCAACCTGAATAGGTGTGCAGGCCAATGGCATTCTGTACTGTAAGATTACTACTGAATCCTGATATAAATCCAGCAACCAATCTGGCATAAACTATATTGGCCTTGGCTGTGGCACCAGCGGTGCTTAAAAGATTTGTGAAACCCAGTATACCTGTAGAATATTGTATGTTGGCGTTGTTGCCTGCACTTGGAGTAATGAATGAGCCATAAGTTCCGCCCACTATGCTGGACAAACTACCTGAACCGTTAAAGTTGCTGGCTCCATTAATGGCACTGACCACGTTTTGATTCTGTCCTGAGGTGCTCATTACACCCCAGGTCTGTCCTGACATTACTATGTCCAGGCTACCCAAGGCACCACGAATACGATCGTTGGCACTCATTGAGTTGGCTGTGACTGGTGTCACGGTGAGACCAAATGTGCTTCCTATGGTATCTCTATTCTGACTGCCAAAACTGTAGCCTGATTGTAGGCCCACGTTGGCACTGGATATCAAACTGATGGTCTGACTACTAGTGCTGACTATGCCAGTGCCACCAGGTGTAGCATTGGCCAGGGGTGGTTGTTGTAGAACACCTGAGATATAGTTAGGTTCATTTACAAACAACTTGCTGGTTTGATTGTTTGGTATTGTGGTTTGACCTGTGCTTAATGGGAAAGCATTGGCAAGGATACGTTCGTTAATGCTGTCATACAGCACATTGCCTGCCAAATTGCCAGAGAACGCTGGACCTGCTGGACCAGCACCACCTGTGCTATATGCGGCACCGTTGCCAGTCCAGAACACACCATTGGTGATGTATACTGTTCCAGTTTGTGTTTTTGTAGCAACCTCAATGTTGCCAGCCGCAATGTTGCCTGTGTTGGTCAACAAATAGGCAGCAACTTCAGTGTTGCCATATGTGCCGCCGCCACCAGTTGCGTAAGGTGTGCCATTGGCCCAGAAATAACCACCTGTGGATTTGACATTGGCCAGGGTGGTTGTGCCATTTAGGATACCATCAATCTGTGTTTGCTGACTTGCGGCATTGGCAATGGTGCTAAATGTAACATTGGCATAAGTTTGGTATGCACCAAGGTTTGCGTTTAATGTGGCAATGCCTGTGGTGTTGGTGTCAATTTGTGTTTGTTGACTTGCCGCATTGGCTTGTGTACTAAATGTTACATTACCATAAGTTTGGTATGCACCTAAATTGGCATTTAGTGTGGCAATGCCTGTAGTGTTAGTATCTATCTGTGTTTGTTGGCTTGCCGCATTGGCTTGTGTGCTAAATGTAACATTGGCATAGGTTTGGTATGCACCAAGGTTTGCATTGATTGTTTGTATTGTGCTGCTATTGGCCAGGCTACCTGTGTAGGTAGGCAAATAGGCAGCAACTTCTGTGTTGCCATACGTGCTACCGCCACCAGTTGAGTATGCTGTGCCGTTGGCCCAGAAATAACCTGATGTGCTAAGTACGTTGCCAACTGAGATGGTACCTGCCAGGTAAGCGGCCACATTTGAGTTGCCATAACTGCCACCACCTGATATGGCATTGGTTGTGATCTGTGTGATACGACCTGTGGCATCTACCACAATGGTTGGTATAGTGGTGTCATTACCATAGGTACCTGCTGACACACCAGTTAGACTGGTAAGTTTGGCCGCACTACCCAAGAAGTAAGCACTTTGAGTATTGCCTGTTGTGGTAATGTTGCCTGCTGATAAATTGCCTGTGTAGGTTGGCAAGTAGGCAGCCACATTGGCGTTGCCATATGAACCAGCACCAGTTGAATATGCTGTGCCGTTGGCCCAGAAATAACCACCTGTGCTGGTAAATTGACCATTGGTATTAACATTGGGTGCAAGTAGGCTAATCAGTACATCAGATTTTAAAACAATGCCATAGGTACTAAGGCCTGGAGTGGTATCTAAAACAATCTCACCTTCAGGTGTGGTTACGTATATACTGCCACCGCCTGAACCTGCTGTGATATTAACATCGCCACCAAGACCAGCAGTAATATCTAAATCATCAACAGATGGACTTCTTAACTGTGTACCTTGTAATACACCTGTGTAAGTTGGCAAATAGGCCGCCACATTGGCATTGCCATAACTGCTTGGTCCAAAGGTTAAATTAGCATAGGTTTCAAATGCACCCAAGTTAGCATTGATGCTATTAATACTTGTTTGTTGACTGGCCGCATTGGCCTGTGTGCTAAAAGTTAGGTTGCCGTAAGTTTGATAAGCACCTAAGTTGGCATTGATTGTTTGTATGCTTGTGTTAGCATAGGTCTGATATGCACCAAGATTGGCATTGATTGTTTGTATGCTTGTGTTAGCATAGGTCTGGTATGCACCAAGATTGGCATTGATTGTTTGTATGCTTGTGTTAGCATAGGTCTGATATGCACCAACGTTTGCGTTTAATGTTGACAGCCCTGTGGTGTTGGTATCTATTTGTGTTTGCTGACTTGCCGCATTGGCAACGGTACTGAATGTAACATTGGCATAAGTTTGATATGCACCCAGATTGGCATTGATTGAGTTGATACTTGTGGCCTGCGAGGCCGCGTTGGCATTGGCAAATGTCAAGTATCCAGTAAACGTTGGATCAGTTGGCAGGTAAGCAGCCACCTGTGTGTTGCCGTAGGTGCCAGTAATGGTGCTGGAGTAATTTACACCGTTGGACCAAAAAATACCTTTGGAAGTAATAACATTGGCTAAATTAGCATAGGTTCTAGAAGAATTAAGTTGTTGAATGTTTCCATATACTGTTTGACGTGGTTCACCATTGCTATCTAGTTCAAATACTGTATTGTAAACACCACCTGTACCACTGGTCATTCGTGTTTCAACTAATCCCCAAATATCATTGGCTACTACGGCGATTAAACTAATAGTTTGTGCACTACGCAAACGTATAAAACCTGATGATGGACCAACGTCTGCAAATTGAATATAATTTTGACTTGGAGATGATGGATACTCTATACCCCAGGTACGTATTTTGTTTTGGTTGCTTATTGAAACAGAAAGTTGTTCAGTAACGTTTGCATTTGCAAATAATGCATCTCCGCTATACACTGGCAGATAGGCTGCCACGTTGGCATTGCTGTAAAGACCGCCAGTGGTTGCAAATGTTGTGTTGGCGTATGTTTCAAATGCACCAAGATTGGCATTTATAGTATCTATTGCAGTATTAGCAAGTGTCAAACCTGATGACAGCGAATTAATTTGAGTTTGTTGACTTGCGGCATTGGTCACAGTACTAAACGTAACGTTGGCATAATTGGCAAAATTACTAAACGTAACGTTGGCATAGGTTTCGTAAGCACCAACGTTGGCATCAAGGTTATTGAGTTTTGTTGATATTACTGCAACGCAACCCGCACTGGCAAAATTAGTGTTGGCAAATGTCTGATACGCACCAAGATTGGCATTGATAGTGTTGATACTGGTTGCTTGCGTAGCCGCATTGGCATTGGCATAGGTCTGATACGCACCAACGTTTGCGTTTAGTGTAGACAGCCCTGTAGTATTGGTATCTATCTGTGTTTGTTGACTTGCCGCATTGGCCACCGTGCTAAATGTCAAGTTGGCATAGGTTTCAAATGCACCTAAATTAGCGTTTGTACTAAGATTTCCAAGATACAATACACCAACATTGGCCTGTATGCCTGTTATGGTTGGATCAGTTGGTATGTAGGCCGCCACGTTGACGTTGCTATAGGTGCCACCAATGCCTGTCAATATTGATACGCCATTGGCATACAAATAATTGTTGCTGAATATGTTGCCTGCCGCAATATTACCTGTGTTGGTTATCAAATAAGCAGCCACGTTGGCATTGCTGTAGGTGCTGCCAAAGTTGTAAGGTTGACCGTTGGCAAATCTTATGTTGTTGGTAAACAGATTACTAGGACTTAGATTGCCTGTGTAGGTTGGCAAGTAAGCAGCCACTTGTGTGTTGCCGTATGTGCTAACAATGCCTGTTAATTTGCTACCATCACCAAGATAGTAACCACCTGCGGCCACAGTGATGTTGCCGCCATTGAGTCCATCACCAATCACAACGTTGGCACCACCTGACACATTTAAGTTACTGTTGAATCCAGCTACTGTAACTGGATTATAAAAAACTACTCGTTGAACTGTGCTGTTGGGATTTTTGTTGGACCAATCAAAATTAAATGACACATTACCTTCAAACAAGGCCGCTTGAGGAGTTGTGGCATTCAACAAGCGATTATTGGGTTGCCAAGCATTGCCAATCCAAGCAGTTCGTGGCACCAATATGTTACCAGTTAATATGGTCTGTGCTGGTGTGCCAGTGGCAAATGGTTGGCTGCCACCAAGATTGTTTACTGTACTACCAATGGTGGTATAGGCATATCCTTCACTGTCTGCTCCAAGATTGCTGGTCAAGGTCAGGTTGGCACCATAACCAAATGAACCTGTGCCACCTTGTATGTTTAAACGACCGCTGTAGTTGGGATTACCTAAAAAGTTTCCAAATGGTCCAAGATTAACTGTGTTGGCTTGGATGTTACCTTGTCTGGTGTTGCCCAGCAAGTAAGCCGCCACATTACTATTGGCATACACTTGTGTTTGTAATGTGTTAATTTGTGTTTGTTGACTGGCCGCGTTGGCATTGGCATAGATCTGATATGCACCAAGGTTGGCATTGATTGTGCTAATCTGTGTGTTAGCATAGGTTTGATATGCACCCAGATTGGCATTAATAGTGTTAATGCTGGTGGCCTGTGTGGCCGCATTGGCGTTGGCAAATGTCAGGTAACCTGTCCAAGTTGGATTAACAGGCAGGTAAGCCGCTACTGTAGCGTTGCCATAATAGGGTTGTCCATTGCCTGCGTAAAAGAATCCTGTGGTGCTGTTTATCTTGTTGGCATAGATATTGGCTGCAACACCTAGACCACCAAAAGAAATAATGGCACCTGTTGATGTGCTGGTGCTGTCTGTGGTTGAATTTGCTACAATGGTAGTGGTCACAATGGTGTTGACGTTGGTATAAAATGTATTACCAGTTACCAATACATTACCAGTAACACTTAAATTGCCTGTGACAGTTACGTTGTTGGCTGTGATATTGCCACCGTATGTGGGCAGGAATGCTGCTACGTTGGCATTGCCATAACTGCTGGAAACAAATGGTGTGCCATTGGCATAGAAAATACCCGTGGTTATAATTACACTATTGCTTCTGGTATTTCCATTTACGGTAAGATTACCAACGGTCACATTGCCAGACAAATAACTGGCAAGATTGCCATTGGTAGATGATGACATGATACGGCCATTGGCTGCTACTGTAAATGTGGGCCAATAGGCAGAGTTGCCATAGGTGCCACTGACAACACCTGTGTTGCTCAAGGTTGTAACTAATGCTGCACCTGTTGATCCAAATCCAGTGACATCACCAACCAGATTGATAATCAAATTGCCAGAACTGCCACCTGAAGCAAATGCTTCTACTCGTTGATTGGCATAGGCAGGATCTAGGGCAAATATAACTGTGCCATTGTTGCTTAATAGGTTGAATAACTGTTGTGCTGAACTTGGAACAAAAACATTACTAGCAAGACCATAAAGACCAGTTGTGTTGACTGACGAAACATTGCCCGTTACAACATTGCCAGTGTTGGCAATGGCGTACAAACCTGTGGTATTACTGCTGTTAACGGTTACGTTACCGCTTGATCCATATAAACCTGGCATTTGCTAATCCTTAATTATCTTGCTGTGTAGCGTCTATCTTTACGTGGTTGGAATATTGAAGTCAAACGGGTATGGCCACCAGACCATTTACCTTTGTTGTTTTGATCTTCAACAGTATCGTAAGCAAGATTATACTTGGCTAACCAGCCGTTGGCATCATCAGCCATTTTGCGTTTTAGATAGTAGTTATGTAAAGTTCCATACACATAACCTTCAGGAAAACTTTGTAGTACCACGTTGTTCTCAATTGGATTTCCAGCGGTGTCTAAACTAAACAGTTCTGGATAAGTGGTAAAATAATACATGTTGATAACTGCACCTTCAGCCAGGCCAGGCAGGAACTCATAGTTTTGTCCTACCTCACTGAACTTGCCACGATACACCTGCGGAATGTTCAATGGTTTCAAATACAAATTTTCAATCATCTGATCGCCAATCATGTCGCGATCACCAATACGGTCATACACAATCCAAGGACCTGCACCATTGCTTTGATTATAACCTTGGTTAAAAAACAAAATAGGTCTGTTCATGTCTGGGGGAATTGGAACAAAGCCATTTGAATCAGCATAACCATAGGTTGCGTATGGGTCTGTGCGAAGTGCTGGTAACTCAATGTTACGCATCATCATTTCTGTCAAAAAGATACATTGTTTAATTTCATCAGAGTTGGTTGAACCTGTAAATGCTTTTACATATTCTACTAACGCAGTGGCATTAGCAATTTGTGTGCTCATACTGTATGGCCTTTAAAGAATTTCTCTGACCCCATGGGGTTAGGATATGGTACTTCAATGGGAATAGGCAATTTGCCGCCTGGATAGCAGACAAAGGCATTGTATTCCCGTTCTACCACTTTGTAAAATTGTGCTTTTAGTGTGCGATCACGTTTGATAGCGGCCCAAGGCATGCCACCAAAGTATTTGTTGCAAATTTCAAATGCAATGACTTCTGGCAGTTCCATCCATTTGTGGCCCAACTTGCCATCTGGCATGATTGGTGCCAGGGGATCCATAAAACCATTTTCTGCCATCTTGCGATATTCAGCACAATGTTTCATAATGGCAGGCACATTTAGTTGTTCGCGGCTTAGATACATTTTGCCGTTTTGACGACCTGTAGTGGTCACAATGTTTTTGCTGAGATTGGTATCAGTTCTTGACCAATCACCTTTCAATGCATTGTATAACTTGTCATTTTGCAACAAACGATCAGCAATGCCGTTGTCTTCAGTGACCAATCCACCTGAGTCCCAACGATGTGCCTTTTCATTAAATTCTGGGTCTTCATCGCTTAGATATGATTTGTCTTGGTAATCTTTAAATTCATCATTAGTAGTCATACATCTATTTATGGCCAAAAGAAAAGCACTCTTACGAGTGCTTTCCATATGATCTAACTAAACAGAGTTTAGATTAGAATGCTTGACCATCAAATGCATTCAAACGACCAACGTATGTTGAACTACGGATTGCTCCAGTAGCAACAGCAGAGCCGCTGACTGCGATGTCATGCAATACTGCAACACCAGCAGGATTACGTACAATCAAAGTACCTTCCATGATGAACTGATCTAGTGATGCATCTGCATTACTAAACACTTCATTGTTAGGACCTAGGTCACGTAAACTACCCCACTGTATTACTTCTTCATTCAAGAAGTAAATGTTGTTGCCTACACCAACAGAATCCATGATCCAAGAATCAAAAATTTCGTATGTGTAGTTGAAGTCGCCTTCGTATGTAGCGATTGTATCACCACGCTCAGCGTTCACACGGTTGATAGAACGTGAAGTTGGGAATGTATCGCTTAGGTGTGTACGTAGACTTGTTGGGCAAACGATTGTGCGAATCTTCGCATTAAAACGTTGCTCAGCAGTGGTTACCAATTGCTTGTATGTGCTAGGTGCAAATTGTTGCAAACTAGCAGTATAAGAATAGTAACTGCTTCCTAGGTATTCACCAGTGTTGGTAGCGGCTGTACCTTGTCCACCAATAACCAACAAGTTGGCTGTACCAACAGTGATAGCATCGCTGCTTTCGTTGTTGAATACTGTGTAGAAAGGTGTGGCTGTACTTGGGTTGAAACTGTGTGTACCAGCGAATGCGTTCAATGAACCCATACGACGACCAGTTTGTGGACCGTATGTGGTTGTGGAACCACTTGCGGCTGTCACAGGAGGTGTTGAACTTACAGCATTGACTGAACTGAAAGTTTGATACTGAACGTTACCACCTTGACCACCAGTTACGTTGGCAGTGAATGTTGAACCAGCAACACCAGCATTACCAGTAATGGTCTGTGCTGTGACTACTGCTGTGCCAATCACGTTACCAGCGAAACCAACAGAACTACCTGATTGACCACTGTACTTGGTACCAATTTGGTCAGCACGTACGATCTGTGCTTCAACGTCAAACATCAATTCAATTAACTGTTTGACTTCCTGATAGGCTTGTGGATCACCACCAGATTGTTCAACAGCACGAGCGGTACCAGTAGCACCAACAACTGTTGAGAAGATCTGTGTGTAGTTACCCAAGTTAGCACGAGATTGTGTCTCAACTAAACTGGAACTAACTGCGGCACCTTCTTGGTTAGCCTGGATCTGTGGCAAACGATAAACGTCGTTGGTCCATAGAGGTAAAGTACTAACAACTTTACGCTTTTTAGCCATACACATATTGAGTACGGGTGTGTCATCCTTGACACGGTTTGATACATCTAAGTCTAAGTCTTTAACAACGATATCAGTTTGATAGCCTGTTGTACCATTGCCAATGACTGCGGTTGAGTTATAACCTGCTGCTGCCATAATATTTCTCCTTTAATTTGGCTTTATTTGCTATTTCTTTTCGCCCTAATTGCTGCCAACTGGGCTACTAACAAATTGTCTGCGGCTTTTGTATTGCCACGCTTGGCTTCTTCGCGAAGGCGAGATACTTCGTCCTGATGCTTGCCTGAAGGAATAGAACTACCAGTTTTACGAGTTGTCATTGCGGCTATGCTGTTACCAGCACTCTTGGCTTTGGGTCTGTCGCGATATTTTAAACCATCACGTATCAAGGACAAGATGTGCTCATCACTTGTTACTAGGTCTATGTTATTCACGCCAGGAACCAATTGGTTATTGGCGGCGGTCCAACCCTTGCCTATCTTGTCACGAACTTCTTCATATATCGCACTATTACGCAATTCCTTATCTTGGAATGCTTTGCGATTGGTTTCAAGAATCTCGCGAACCTGATTACTACGAAGTTGATAAAACTGTTCCAGATTTGGCTTTAGACGATTGATAGTGCCTCCAATTTGTTGTAGGTACTGATCATTTTGTTGCATACTGGCTTGAATCTGAGCCTGTTGTACAGGATCTTGAGTCTGAGCCAACTGCTGTCTAAACACATTCTGGTACTGTTGTACCTTAATAACTTCATCGTAAGCCTTTTGCAACTGCGGTCTTACTGTAAATTCCATTGCCAACATCAATCCATCTGTTTCTGCTTTCTTGTTTGACAAATATTCATCAAACTCTGCTTTTTGGACTTTGAGTTGTCTTGCTTCTTCGCTAATTGCGGCTCCTTGACCTAGGATAGCGGCAGCCTTCTTGGCATCTATTTCAATTTCTTTGCCGTTACGCATAAATTTAAATTTAGCGTTGGGATTGTTCTCTGCGAACTCCAAGAAATCAATAACTTCTGCTTCAGACGAATCAGTTTGGCTTACAGGTTGTTCCTGGGCTTCCACTTCATCACTTGCTTCATCACTATATTCAGTTTCCAGTTCTGCAACTTCTGGCTCTACTAAATTGATATTGCTGTCATCATCAATGACTTCAACACCTTTTGGTGCCACAGGGGTTTCTGTTTTTGCCTCACCAGAAACACCTGTCCCAGGTTGGTTGGTAGCAGGAGTCTGGTTACGCATTGCGGCCATTTTCTGTGCTATTTGATCCAAGCCAATACTGGCTTCTTTGACAGGGACCGTCTCTGGTTGGAGATTAGGTGTGTCTTGTACTAATGTATCCATTGATACTCCTATTTAATTACGCTGTGGGGTCTTCAGGGGCCTGTGAGCCTGTTTGTTGACTTACCACGCGGTTCTTAAAATAGACTGCTCTTTTGAGCGTCTTTACGAACTCATCTACGCCAGCAAGTTGGTTGCTAATAGCAACTCGCTGACTGTTATCTGTTTCTGTGTGCCCACCTATTTCAGCAAGCACATCTACACGTTCAAATTTGAACTGATGAACAAAATATGCAAAATCTTTGTTCTTTAATAAATTTTCTGCTTGACTGCCCAGGTCCTTAACACGATCCAGTTGTGCTGGAGTCATTTTTTTAATGTTGTTAAGATCCGCAGTCAAGCGATTGTTAAACGCTTCTACCGTTTCATTGTTGATCATTTCAGTTCCTATTCAAGTAAATCTATTTATGGCATTAATCGTATGCTCTTGCTTTACCTTTTTCCAACAAAGCATAACCTTCCAACTGTTTCTCTGCTGTGTTGCCTTCCATGTTGGCAAGAATCTCTTGAGCACGTACAGTATCCAATTGTGCACCAGCTAATTTCTTCTTGTCATCTGGATTTGGATTTTCCATAGCGGCTTTTTGTGCGGCTTCTGCTTTTTGTGCTGCGTCTTGAGCCATTTGTGTGACTTCTTCTATGGTCAATAGATAAGCATTGCAATCTTTTACGCCCAACACGTACAACATGTCTTCAAATGGCTTACGCATTTTCTTAAACAATTCTGGACTGGTCATTCCCATTTGAATAGCCTGTGCTACTTCTTGATTTAGACCTTGTTGTGCTTGTTTGATAACTTGCAAGCGTTGTAGGCTGTTTTCTTCACTACGCATGCCCAAGGCCAAATCAATAGTGACTGTGTGACGATCGTTGAACTCCATGTTGTCAAAGTTTTCTGCATCTAAAAATACGGGTTTGTTTTCTGGATTGAATTCTTGTGCCAATTTACGCACACCATAATCATCTGCGTGTGCAATCAATGTACGCCATACCAACCAAATGGCATCTTTGAGGCCTTCAGCACAGTTCTTTACTGTGTTGTCTTGAATAAGTTGATTGGGGCTCATGGCCAACTGTAGTTTTGCTCCTGAATTGCCTGGACTCATGACTTCTGGTGTAAACATGTCTTGTGGAGTTGTCATACCAATCATGGCCATGCTGTCTTGTGCCATGCGACTTAGTGTGTTGTCCATAAATGTTGGATTGCCCTGTGGTATAGGCATTGGATAGATATCTCTGGCAGGATCAAACTTACTATCTAGAATAAAGATAGCAGCCTCACCGTCTTGAATCATTTCAAAATCCACACGATCTGGTTTTACACCCAGACGCGGAGTGCTTTGCAACAAGCCCATCATTAATTCTGCACGATAACCTGAAGTCATGTACTCTTGCATGGGTGTTACTGATTCAGCAATACTCATACCGTAAAAGTTTTGTGCCAAAGGCTTGGGACACATGTTGGCCACTGGAATAAATTCTACTTCTCTGGCACTGATAACATACTGTCCTGAATAGATCAACTCAACCAGTTCTAATTCACCATCACCATCAATGTCATAACGGTTCCAAACTGTTAGGACAGTAACTTGCCTGGCTTCTGGCTCTTGGGCTGCATAGCCTTGAGCAGGTAATCCATTGATAGGAACGCTATCACGAGCGTGAATTGCAAGATTATTAAGCAGACTACCAGCTTGATAAGCACCAACGTTACTGTACTCAGCATATATCTTAAATTCCTCTAGGTCAATATCAGGATACAACTCAGTTGCTTCCTGAATGCTCATTGGTTTGTAAAAGCCGCAGAATGGTTGTTCTTGTATGTTAATAACTGTTGGGTCACACATCCAGAAGTGTTGTGCGATTGGACGGAATTTGACATTGATTGTGTATCCTGTCAATTTGTACTCTGCATCATATATGGTGTTGCGAGTAATAGCATCGTCTAGGGCATCTTCGCCTTCTTGTAATTGTATATTGTTATCTTCTGAAAAATCTTCAACAGGGTTTTGGAAATCGTCACCGCCTGCAATGGCACGACTGCGAGCAATACGTCCTTGAATCATTTGTTCAGCCGTGGCTGCATCAGCCTCAGCCATAAATTGTTTGGTTTCTGCCACAACCGCTTCTAGGTTCACTGATTTCTTGCGACGTTTGGTACGCAAGGCAGTGAGTCCAGCATCTGCGGCCTGTTGTTCAAAGGCCAACAGTTGATCTGCTGTGCCTGTGGTGTTGACATAGCGTACTATTTGCTCACGCATGGGAGCAATCAGCATTTCACCATTCTTGTGCAGGCAGGCATCCATGATCCAATGCTGTAAAATAAAATGTGGATTGTTGTTTTGGTTCAACAACTTGTGAACCATGTTGGTGGCCTGACGTGCTGCGGCATCATCTGCTTCGTTGTCAGGCACAAACTCAAAGTTGATCTCACCATTCTGTGCTAGACCTTTTGATATCACTGCTGTGGCATAATCAACCATGGGTTTGACCACAGGATGTATGTAATCCAGGCCATTCACAGCGTCTGTACTCTGACTGATAGGAATGGTCAAGTACTGATAATCACTGGTTCTGTTGATATTGTTTTTTGTGGCCAACAAACGTAGGTTTGCGGCACATTTGGTATCAAGCAGGCTTTTCATCTTTACAAAACGAGCCAACGGTGCAGAGTTTGTGTTTAGATTACTGACTACTACGTTTTTAAGATCCAACATTATAGAATACCTTTGTTTATTTTATTATTTATGGCACTAATCTTTAAGGCTTATGGGTCGCTTCCAAACAGGCAAGTCAGTTTGGTCACGCATGACCTTGTTCACACGCATGTTGTGTGCGGCTGCACGGAAACGTTCACTGGGACTACGTCCATCCCACTCTTCTGCCCAGCCATTTAGACAACCCAACAAGGCATAACGTGCAGAGTCTATGCAGTCGTCTGGATCGCTGAAACGACCTTTGACGTCCACATAGTAGTTTTGACATTCACGCAAGAACTCCACACAATTTTCATTGATGTGCAAGGTACTCAGTTCCATCATTTGTCGCATCATGTTGATACCATAGGCCTTGTGATTGGTCACACGACCTTGATCATCAGGCGGATTGTGTATGGGTTCTGGATACACATTTAGTTCATACTGTTCAAACAGTTGGCGTATGCTTTGGCTGTTCATGGTATAGCGACCCACTGTGCCTGCGTCTGGTGGCAACACAATAGGAGTGCCAAACACTTCTGGTCTCATCAAATGATTGATGTAGTTCATGGGATTGGCTTCTTCTGTGCCTTTGACCACGATCTGTTTGTCTAACCAAGCCTCTTGTTCTGTGGGGTTATAATACATGAGACTCAATACTGTCTTGTCATTGATTAGACCCAGATCCAAAGCAATGATACGGTGTATACCAATGCCATTACGGAAATCATACTGCCCAGTCTTATAGGTGGGCCAATTACGGATTTGGAATACTGCACCTTTACCCATAACAGGAACACCGTTGCGGCGAGCATCACGCTCGTGAGGTAGATAGTCGCGTTCAAGTTGTAGTCTCGTTTCTCGTAATAGGAATGGTTCGCCCCAAGGATCATATTCTGGCACGTCATCCCAACTCACACGAATATGGTCATAGCCTTCTTCATGATTCCAGAACTTGCTGACCAGGCCGTTAAGACCTTTGAGTGGAGTAAATGAGCACAACACTTGTCCTTGTGTGGTTGCTGTACGTGTGACAATTTCACTGAAGAAATCATCTGGTGGTTGTTCATCAAACACAGCCAGGTTCAATTTGAAACCCTGCATCTGACGAGTTTCCTGTGTGTAGTTGGCAAACAACAGATAACTTTTGCTACCTGTCACATGACGTATTTCAACTCCAATACAATTGGCTCCATCGCTACGCATTGTTTCAGTGACAATACAATCACGGGGAATAGCACCAGTGCCAATGGCATCTTTAATTTTGACATCATTGGTTCCCAACAATTCATTTTGTAACACAAGTGCTACCTGACTCCAGCCCTCACCTGCTACCATGGCAGTGATGGGTTTGTCAAAGCGTTTGCCTGGCCACCAGTCTGGATATTGTCCAGTTAGATGATATGCTGTTTCGTAACAGGTGCTGACTGTTTTACCAATACGATTGGCAGCCAGGATGCCACGACGATCTGCTGTGCCAGTGGCAAAAAATTTGAGTTGATGAGCAAACGGTCTAAAATAGCGGAGTTGGTTGTACTCCATGTCATCACGCACAGCAATAACAAGGTCTTGAAATTGATCTTTAACATTGGATGGCATACGATCAATGGCGTCAACACCAATCTTGTGATCATCACACACATAGCGGATGGCATGACGCATCAGCACACCAGGGTCTAACATTAGGTCACCTGTTCATACATGACAGTATTGGTATCACCCAGGGCCCATTTGGCTTCTGTTTCCACACTCCAACGACGTGTGGCCACACGAAAATCTGGACGCTTTAATTCTTTGGGATTGCTACTGGGCTCCAAAATTAGTAATCTGTTGTTGGGCTGTGCGGCAAACTGTCCGTTGTCACATTTGACAAAGTTGTAACTTTTGTGATCTTCCACATCTTCGCTAAAGCCTGTGTCCAGGGTGTTGAAGTCTGGATGTGCTGAGTCCACAGTGAACATGTATTCGCCTGTCATCCAGGCCCCAGACTTGAGTTTAAATTTACATTTCATACTTTGCAGTTGTGCTTTTTTGATCACAGTAATGTCGTAGCTGAGGCAGTCCCATAACTGCAAATAGTCCAAGGGCAAGGGTTCACCTTCTATGGGCTTCCAACAGTAGGCATGCAGGGGCAACTTGTCGTAGAGTGCACCATATTCATTAAGATAGCTTTCAATACGGAATGCTTGACCTCTAAGACTCTTTATTGAGATCCACCAGCAGGGCTCCAGTTCACCGTGACCTGATTCATGATCATACAAGAACTCCTTGCGTACAAAACATTTTACAGCGGGTAGGTTGGCAACTATGTGACTCATTCTGGATCTCCTGCAAATCCTTTGCGGATCAAGTCTAGGTGAAAAGCACACTGGACCAAGTCTGACAACTCTTGTGTGCTTAGACGCCAGGTGTCTGGATTGGCAATGTCAACGCCATCGCGTTTGTCCAAGCCTGTTTGTAGTCGTTCCATAACCAGACGCAGACAATGCTCTACTTGTCCAGGATATTTGACAGCAAACGCATCACGGTGGTGAGCGTTTACCTTTTGTAAGATCTTGACATCAGCCACCTGCTGGCTGGCCAGGTCCTGACGATGCATTACATGTTCCAAGGATTGTCAAGAGCAGCACTGGCGTTGCCACCAATCACAAACTCACGGTCAATCCAAGTGTCCCATTGTGTCTTGTTGCCAATTTTCATTTTGCTCATGAAGTTTTTCAACCTTGTGCCAATGGGTGTGATCATGCCGTTGCTGTAGCGTATGATCTGTTCGCCTGTACGCGGATCAACCCAGACCAATTTTTCTGGCACTTGCTGACCATACTTGTTGACACGATTGCCCACAGCACGTTGAGCAATGGGCCCAATGATTTCATAGGTAATGGTGTTGTCAATGTACTTGCGAAATATCACAGAGCATTTTTGTCCCATGCTTTGCCACTGTGAGTCTGGGTGTGGAAATGTGTCGCACTGAAACTGAGTCACAGGCACATGTCCAAATATTTCTGCTGGCTGTGGCGGCACAGATTTCATTGGCTCTTCTGGCACAATGTCGTTCTTGTCAATGTAGGGATTTTCACCACCCAAGACTTCTGGGGGAGGTGCATGTCCATTTAGCACGTCTAAGGCAATTTGATATTTTACTTTGTTGCTGCGACCTTTTAGGTTCAGTGTGACACCTGTTTGGTCAAACACAAACTTTTGCAGTTCACCTGCTGTGGGAAAGTCACTCATGAGGCCTTCTAGGTCAAAGCCTAGATCAATGCCTGAGTCTTGTGTGGAGGGGGCCAGGATGGCTGTTTGTTTTTTCATTGCGGTACCTTTCTAGTTAGTTCAATGAGGGTGTGTAAAGGACACACCCAAAACCTTGATTGAAATGCTTTTGTTGTTTTACTTTTTGCTTTTAAACTTGGCTTTGGTGTTGGCACTGATAGGTTCCAACTTCTTTTCAACCTTGTCCCCAGGTGTTCTAGCACCATAGGCCTTGGTGATCATGTCCGCCAACGGAGCACGTTCTTCTTTGGCCGCTGTGAATGCTGTACGCTTGCCTTCATGTGCTGAAGCATTGCCCATTCTTGGACCCTGCTTCTGATTCACATTGCTCACAGCATACTGGTTCTTGGTGCTTTTGCTACCAGGATTGGGTTGTTCGTCAATTAATACTTTACCTGAATATTTCATTTTATTGTCCTTCACCTGCTACAGGTGTAAAAAATATACTGGTTGTGCCTGTGGCTGTGACAGCCGCAACATAAACAGTACTGGCTGAACCAATGCTGCCAGCGCCAAAATTGCCTGACACAATCATGCTTTCACCAGGGGTGATGATCAAGCCACCACCATCAGCACCAATGGTGGGATGATCCATGGCCAAGGCTGCTGCATAGGTTGGGAATATGCCCACATAGGCATTCACTGTGGTGCTGGGGTTGGCAATGTGGAATGTGTTGGTACGTGTGATCACGTTGCCCACGTTGGCCGTTGCCGCACCTGCTGGTGTTAAAACTGTGCTGTTACCAATAACTGTGATAGCCATTATTGATTTCCTTTACGTGGACCTGGACCTGCATTGATCTGGTTGGGGTTGGCTGGGCTTTTGCATACTGCACCACCATCAATCATGCCGCCTACTGCTGTGGCCACGACGTGGCTAGTTTTACCAGAGCCTGCGGCAACGCCTGTTCTTGGTCCCATACCGTAGTTGACAAGACGGCCATCATTTGAATGTCCTGTGTGTTGGTTCTTGGCATAGGGGTTGGAGGCACGGTTGACACCATCGCCCATTTGACCGTTAAACGCAAAGTCAGCACCGTCACCTGACTGGCTTGTGGTACGGGCACGTGGGTTGATGCCATAGGCACCTGAACCAGGTTTCATGTTGTGACTGGGTTTACGACTTAGAGTTGAGTTCTTCATGTTACTTTCCTTTTGCCTTGCTAGGCTTCTTTGTACTTTTACTACGTGTCAC